TCCAAGTAGGCTTCGACCTCGCTGTCGCGGTCCGCCCCGCCGGTTTCCGGCGCGCCGCCCGCCTCGCGCGCGCTCCGCCCGCCGGGCTCGAACAGCGTCTCGCGCTCGCCGTCCAGATACGCCTCGTACTCGCCCGCGCGGTCCGGCGCGCTCCCGGCGGTTTCGGGCGCGCCGCCCGCCTCGCGCGCGCCCCGGTCGCGGTCGAACGGCGAATCGCGCTCGCCGTCGAGAAATTCCTCGATGGCCTTATCCATCCCTAAGCGCTTCGAGCCGTTTCATCGCCTCTCCCTTGGTGATCTCGCCGGAGCGGTAGCGCTCTTTGATCGCCTCGGCGCGCTTCTCCTTGGAGCCCATCTCCGACAGCTCGCGCTCGATTTCCTTGGCGCGGCTTTCGATCTTTTCCAGACGCTGCTTGTCGTTTGGCACTCCGGGAATCCAGTTCACGATATCCCCGGCGTCCCACTTGCGGGCCTCCTTCGAGCGGTTTTCGTAAGCTTTCATCAAATTGGTCAGCTCGGCATTCAGCTCGCCCCGTTTTTTGGCCGCGAAACCCGACTCCTCGTCCGACGCCTCCGCCGACGGCAGCTCGAACCCGAACTCGCTCAGCTGCGAATACGGCACCTCCATCGCCATCTTCTCGCCGCCCGCGCCGTCGGCGGTCACCTTGACCATCGGCTCCAGGGTGCCCTTCTCGCGGCCCTTCTGCGCCATCGCCTTGGCCTGCTCGTCGAGCGCTTGGAGCTGCCCTTGCAGGCGCGCGGCCTCGCCCCGGTCGCCGCGCTGCCGGGCCGCGCGCATGGCTTCGCTCAGCTCGGCCTTCTTGTTCTGATAGTCGCGCGTCACGCGCAGCGTCTCGTCGAACGGCGTGCGCCGTTTCCGCTCCATCTCGGCCTCCAGCGCCGTCCGCCGCAGCTCCGCCTCTAGCGCGCGCCGCCGGTCGGCCCCTTCGTCCAAGGCCAGCCGCTTGTCCGCGCGCTCGCCTTGCGCGGCCGCGCGCCGCCGCCGTTGATTGTTTTCCAGCGCCCGGTATTGCGACTCGCGGAGCCCGCGCATCGCCTCGTGGAGCATCGCCACATCCGCTCGTTTGATCGCCATTTCGTTTTGTCTCCGTTCGCGTTCGCGTTTACCCGAAAAGTTTGCCCGCCACGGTGGTCGCCCCGCCGGCCCCGCCGGCCGCCGCCGACGCGCCTCCGCCCGTCGGGATCGACAGCGCCGAGACGCCCAGCCCGAGCCCGGCCATCCACGGGTTCGACTGCTGGGAATAGGCGTCGAGCTGCCCCTGATAGCCCTGCATGGCGAATTGCGCGCCTTGCGCCCCGGCCCGCGGGTTGAGCACCGGCTCCTGCGCTTGGCCCATCCACGGGGCGGCCCCTTGCTGCGCGCCCGCGAGCTGGCCGAATTGGGCGGTCGGCGTCTGACCGGCGAGGAACGAGCCCACGTTGCCGAGGGCCTGCTGTTCGCGGCGGTAGCTCACATCGTCCGGGGTGACCCCGCTGGTCAAAAACGCCAGCGCGTCCTGCTTGCGCTGCCGCGCGCGTTGCTCGCCCGCGCGCCCCAGCTCCATGACTTCCTCGTAGACCGAGCTATCGCCCAAAATGTTGCCCCGCGCGGCCTGCCCGCCGCGCACGCCCCGGACCACCTCGTCGCGCACGCCGTCGCTCAGCTCGCCGCCCCGGCTCAGCTCGCCCAGCACCTGATCGTACAGCTCCCGCGACAGCTCCGTGCTTTGCCCGTCCTCCTTGGCGTCCGCCAAGCCGCCCATCACTTCCTCGTAGAGCGCCCGGCGCGCCTCCGCGCTCTCGGGATCGGCCAGCTCCAGCTCGCGCTTGCGCTGCTCGACGAACTCCTCGCCGTATTCGCGTTGCACGCCCAACAGCGCGTCCGCCAGATAGTCCGCGCTGTCGGCCTGCGCCTCCATATTCAGCTGCCTGATCTTCGGCTCCCACTCCGCGCGCGCGGCGTAGCGCTCCGGCAGCGTCTCGATGTCGGTCAGGATCGCCTCGCGGTTGGCCTTGGCGTAGTCCGGCGGCTCCGGCGCGTCGCCCCCGCAGCGCAGCAGGAGCGGGAACGGCCACGCCCGGCACTGGCCGGTCGCCCACCTCCACAGCATCCGATTCACGATTCGAGCAAATGTCATAGCTATACCTCCGGCGGTTGATGCACGAAAATGTCGGTGGGCCAGACCGGCGCGTAGCCCGAACGCTCCAGCTGGCCGTGCAGCGGGCTCTCCCGGTCGCAGGCCAGCCAATACGTCCCCGGCGGCGCGAGCTGCCCCATCGCCGCGTCGGCGGCCAGCTTGACCATGAGCGAGTCCCGCACGCCCATCGCCTCGGCGTGGTGCCAGACCATCGCCAGCGGCACGGCCGCCATGCTCCACGCGCCCACCAGCTCGCCGCCCTTGACCACCGCGTGCGTGGGCGCGATCACCCGGTGGCCGTCTTCCTTCGCGGCCGCCTTCACGCGCTCGGCGAGCGCGGCGTCGGTGATTCGCACCAGTTGCGGGTATCGGCTCATCGGTAGGGGTCCATGAACGCCGCCAGCGACACCGACTCCAGCGCCATGCGGCCGGCCGGGGCTTCGATCTCCAGTTGCAGCTCGTTGAATTTGCGCTTGCCCATGCCGCGCCGCCAGCGCACGGGCTTGTCCGTGGCCAGATCGAACGGCAGGCCGACCGGCAGCGCGTTCTGCGAGACGGCCGAGAGCGCGTCGAGGCTCAGCTCCGCTTCGTTGTCCAACACCACGCGGACCGTCACGAGCGCCGAGCTGTCGACGAAGCGCAGCTCCGCCCGCCAGGTCTCTTTGCGCGCGATCGCGTCGCCGAAATCCCACGCCCGCGTGAGCAGCTTCGCCGGGAACTCCGCGCCGTCCTCGCGGTAGGTCGCGTCCAGCCGCCGGTCCGCGTCGAACTTCCACCCGCTCACGCCGCCGCCGGAGCCGGAGCGCCCGAAACACAGGCGCGGCGCGCCGCCGAACCGGCTGACCTCGAACTGCGCGGCGTCCCAGCTCCACAGCCCCATCCACGCCCCGAGCCGGCCGTTCCAGACCAGCGTGTGGCCGGGCTCCGCGGCCTCGTCCAGCGGCAAACCGAACAGCACGAACTGGTCGTAGGTGCCCGCGCTCGCCAGGTGCGCGGCGTCCCAGTTGATCCGGTCGATCACGTCCTGAACCGGCTGGGACAGCGGCGGGCTGGTCTCGTATTGGCCCGCCGCCGCGCCCATGCGCCGCAGCGTCCGCACGCCGTCCCGGGCGAGGAAAAACACGTCGTTGCCGTAGCGGACCGCCGCGCGCTTGCCCACGCAACCGACCCCGCCGGTGATTTTGGAGAAGCGCCACTCGCTGGCGAACTCCGCGGACGGGTCGCAGTCGAGCATCCAGATCGAGCTTTCCTTGAAGCAGACCAACCAATAGCCCTGAGCGCCCGCCAGCGCCGTGATCGCCTCGCCCTCGCCCTCGCCCACGCGCGTGACGAAGGCCGGGTCCTGCACCGTCCCCGGCGCGGCCACGTCGCTCACGCGCAGCTCGTCCGGCGCGGCCGCGAAACCCGCGTAAAAAGCCCGGTAGGTGTGCCACGCCACGATCGACGCCCCGCCGGCCACCCCCAGATCGGCGAAGGCCGCCCCGTCCCACGCGAACACGTTCTGCACCCCGTCGGCGATCAACAGCTCGTTGATCCCCTGCGCCATATCCGGGTCGCTCCCGGCCGCCGGGGCGTAGCCCGACAGCGCCGCGGACCAATTCGCGCCGTCGTAGGCGTAGAGCGCGTCATCCGCGCACGCCACCAGCCGCTCCGTGCCCGGCACATCGAAATACGCCAGCCCCTGCGCCCGAGCCTGCGGCAGCCCCGAAGCCAGCGCGTCCGCGCCCGGCCGCTTTTGCGCCCGCAGGCTCTGGTCGACCAGCACATCGCTCGCCGCCGCCATCTGGTCCTCGCCGATCCGGCTGCTGCGCACAAACCCGTTGACCCCGCCGCCGAAGGCCTCTTGCCGCGCCCACAGCGCGGGATCGTCCATGACGCCGCTGTTATGCGCCGGCATCAGAGCCATTCCTCCCATTCATAGTCGAACTCCACCGGCGTCGGGATCAGCCGCGACCGCTCCACCGTCTGGTCCGCCTCGGCGGCCATGAGGTTTTGCAGCAGCTGCGTGCCCTCCGCGAAATACTCGTTCGCCCGCGCGAACTGGCGCTGCCGCTGCTCCATGTCGCCCAGCGCGAAGGCCAGCAGCGCGTTCTCCGCGCCCCGGATCGGCGGCGGCTCGCGGTCGCCCCAGTCCGGCGTCCGCGCCTTGACGAGCAACTTGACCTGCGTGTTCTCCGCGGGCCGCTCGCCGACGCGCAGCCAAAGCGGCCGCTCCAGGTCGGCGGACGCCCGGCCGGCTTCGCCCTCGGCCACCACGTCGCCGGCGCCGCCGTCCTCGGCCGAGCGGAGCAACCGCACCCGCATGTCCGCTTTTTCCGGGGTCAACGCCTCCACCTGCCGCCCGCGACGCGCGAGCGTCCCGGTCCAATACCCGCCCGCGCCGGGGCTCCCGCAGACCAGCGTCTCGGAGCGGCGGCGGCCCGCCTCGTCCACATAGCGCGCGGCGACGGAGCATCCCTCGAACGACCCGAACACGCGCACCGACAACCGCGCCGGCTCGACGCCGAGCCAAACCGCCTGCCCCAGCTCGCTGACCGCCACCGGATCGCCGTCTTCCGCGAATCGGTCGTGATCGACGCGATACCGCATCTCGATGGCATCGCCATCCAACGCCAGGTCGCTCAGCCGAGCGCCAAGGACGCGCTCCGCCACCGGCGGCAGCCGGACCAAGCCCGAGGCCCCGTCGTCCGCGGCCTCCTCGCCGCGCACCATGCCCAAATACTCGCCGTGCCAACCGTTGCCCGAGGCATCGTCCAAACGCCGCCCGTCCAGCGAATCGCCGGCCTCGGCCGGTTCGTCGAACCCGTAGATCGCCACGATCTCCCCCGCATGGCTTAGCTCCAGCGACGCGATGTCGCCCCACCACGAGGGATTGACAAACGACTCTCCCACGCGCAGCTGCGTCACGTTCACGTCCGGCGGGATCAGGAACTCCACATCGGTCCATCCGCCGCCCGTCCCGTTTTCGCCGACCGTCGCATAGTCGCGCAACGACGCCGTGAACTGATCCGACGATCCGCTATTGCGCGCGAAAATCTCCACGTCGAACGGATCTTGGGCGGGGCTCGGCGACGGCGGCAGCGGCCCGTTCCGGTACCGGGCCGCCACCCGGTCGACCGGCACCCGCACCCCCGTTCCGAGATTGATCCTGACGTGATCCGTCTCGTCCATCGGCAGCGTCGCGAACACGCGCTTCGCGCTCAATGTCGCCGGCACTTCCATCAGCGCGTCGAGCCACAGCGCGCGCTCCCACATCATGCGCAAACGGCCGTCCAAGAAGCGCCCGGCGGCCGCGCGCTCGTCATCCTCCCGCTGGCCGGTCTTGTCGGCGATCCAGTCGACCATCTGCTCTTTGGTCAGGATCATGCGAACACCTCCTGCGCGATGAACGTCGAGGAGCACCGCATCTCCTGCGCTTTGACCACGCCCGAGTCGCCGTCGGCGTCGATGTTGAAGTCCCGGTTCAGGTACAACCATTGGCCCGGGTGGACCGTGTAAATCACCCGATACCGCGCGGTCGCGCTCCCCGGCGCGTCGATCATGTCGAACGCGGCGCAGCTGACGTGGCGTCTCTCGGGTCCGTGCCCGACGGTGAACGACACGCGCAGCCTGCCGCCGGCCGCTTCGCCCAGCCCGATCGGCGTCCACGTCGTTCCGCCGTCCACGCTGCGCTCCAGCCGGAACCCGACGCCCGCCCAGCTACTGGCGGTGTCCACGAAGGCGCGCACACTCAGGCGCGCTTGGCTGCTCGCGGCCTGCAACGCCAGATCCAAGTCCATCGCGTTGCCGTTGTCATCCTGCACGAGCCAAAACGCATCCTCCTCTCCCCGAACACCCACCACGGGGTCCGTTCCCTCGCCGCTGTGATTGTTCACCGCCTCGGTGCCGTCGAGCAACGCCTGCTTCACAGCGCCCTGACCCAGTTTGCGCAGCTCGGCCAGCGTCAGCTTGACGTGCTCGCCCGCGCTCGCGTCAAAGAACACCGCCGCATCGGCATCGGCGCTGTCCGCCGCCGACTGCGAGGCCAGACCGTCCACCGCCAGCGCCAGCTTCGCCCCGCCGCCGCCGGACAAGCCTTCGCCGACGGCCGAGGCGGCGACCTCGGTCTCGGTCACATCGTCCGGGGCGATGGCCCGCAGATCGCCCCGCGAGACCTTGCGCACCGCCCCGGCGCCGGAGTCCCACACCGGCACCCAATCGCCGTCCGCCGCGTTCGCCTCCGCCAACCCGAACACATCCTCCAGCACCGTCTTGTCGTGCAGCAGGTTCTCGCGGCTGACCTTGCGGTACACGTCCGCGCCCGGATCGTAAACCAACGCCATCACGCCTCCGCCCGGCGTCGTCGCTTCCCCTCGGTCCGCGATGAGCGCGTCCGCTTGCAGCAGCAGATCGGCGACCGTGGCCTTGCGCAGCTCTTGGCTCGCCGGATCGTAGATGAGCAACGTTTCGGCCCCGGTCGGCGCGCTGAACGAGCCCTTGCCGGTCAACGCCGACGCCTTCAGCGCCAGCCCGTCCACCAGCCCGTGGAAGTCGCTCGCGCCCACGTTCTTTTGCCCCGGCGTCAGGCTGCCGGTTTCGCGGAATAGATCACCCATCGCTCACGGCCTCCAGCCCGTCGCGCCGCTTGTCCCAGGTCGCTTCGATCTCGCGCATCGGCATGCCGCACTGGCGCTCGAAATCGCGCATCCCGCGCGCGCCCTCGCGCTCTTGGAGGCGCGCCAGCCCCGCCCGCGCGTTCTCCTCCAGCGACGGCTCCGCGGCGGGCGCGCCCGCCGCGCCGGGCGCGGACGGCACCCGGCGCAGATGCGGCGGCACATCGTCCCGCCGGTCCACCGGCAGAAACCGCTCCTCGCGCTCGCCCGTGCGCGCATTCAAATATTCATACATCGGCATATCGCCCCTTTCGTTCAAACAATAACCCCGCCGCCTTCAGCGCGGCCTCGTGATACTCGCTCGCGTTATCCATCTCGCCATGCCCCGCGGCCAGCTCCCGGTGCCCGCGCCACCGCGTGCCCGGCCCGACCTCCAGATCGTCGCCGCCCGGCTCGTCCACATGCTGCACGAACGAGATAACGCGCCGCACGTTGCCCGGCACCCGCATGGTCTGCCGCCGCAGCGCCCGCCAGCGAAGAAAGAACAGATACCACGGCTAACGCCGCACCGCGTCGCACAGCACCGCCGTCTCGATGCGATGCCCGTGCTTTGCCAGCCGCGCGGCGAAGCGCCGGAACCACCAGCCCGCGCCGTAGCTGTAAGCGCAAACCATGATGCGTCCGGCGGCCGCGTCGGCCACGTAGTCCGCCCAGCCGACCGGGTCCTCGTTCCACTCCATCAGGCGCACCTGCCGCCTCGGCGCGCTCCATCGCCGCAGCTTCGCGGCCAGCTCCGCCGAGCCGTTGCCCTCGCCCGCCCGGCGCTGGGTGAAACCGCTCACCACGAATATCCAGTCGCCCGCCATCAGTCGCTGTCTCCCCGGTACACCGGATTGGTCCACCGCTCGATCCCGACAACCGTCGCGTCGAGCCCCTGCGGCTCCACCATGAGCCCGCCCTCGTCGGTCCACACCGCCAGCAGCGCGTGGTTGCCCTCGCTCGCGCCCACGCCCGCGAAGCCTCGCTCCATCGTCGCGTAGACCGCGAACACCGCCGCGCCCGCGCCCTCGAAGCCCCGCTCCGCGAACAGCGTCGCCGCCGAGCGCATGAGCCGCGCGTAATCCTCGCAATCGCTCACGCCCGGCCGGTAGCGATACCCGATATCGCGCAGGAACCGCTTGCACCAAAGCAGCAGCTCCAACGCGCTGCGCGCCTCCAGCTGCGCGAACCGCGCGTCCGCGAAACCCACGTCCGCGTCCAGCCGCAGCCCCGGCATCGCGATTTGCGCCTCGCGCAGCAGCGACGGCCCGGCCATCGTCCGGCCGGTCGCGCGCAGCTCCGGCGGCGGGGTCACGCGCCACGCGCCGTCCTCCCGCCACGCCACGCGGTCGTAGGGATTCGAGTGCGTCGTTCCCTCGATCGCGCCCGCGCTCTCCGCCGCGCCCGAGCCCGCCGTTTGGCAGCCCGACGCCAAAGCGGCGGCCAAAGCGGCGGCGAGCGCCAACCACGGCGAAACCGGACCATGTCGGAAAACCGTCATTCTTTCAGCGTCGCTTTGGCGTCGACCGGCGTGCGCGTGTGCACGCTCGCCTCGCCGTCCTCGGTGTCCGCGTTCGCTTTGTAGGCGGCGGCGTCCATGTTCACCGTCAGGCTTTTCACCGAAGCCCCCTCGGGCACGGCGACCTTCTGCGAGACGCACCCGCCGCAGCCGAGCAAAGCGGCGGCCAGCGCCGCTGAAATCCGAGCCCCGCGCGTGTTCATTGCCCGCCCTCCTCGCCGATGATGATCTCCAGCTTGCGGATGCGCCTCGCATAGCCGTCCAAAACGCTGTTGACCGATGCCAGCTCGCGGTTGATCCGGCGCATGTCGCCCCGCGCGTCGGTCGGCGTGTAAGCCCGCTCGCCGCCCCGCCACTCCTCCAGCGCCACGATCCGCGTCTCGTGCTTGTGGACGTTGTGCAACGTCCACCCGGCAAGCCCGAGCAAGACGGCCTGCATCAGCAGCACCGCCCAGACCATGATCCGGCTTTCCATGTCTTGCGTCATCGGTTTTCCATCGCCCCTTCGCGCTAAAAATGCGCCAACAACCGAGCCTTCGCGTCTTTTACCTCCTGCGTGTAATCGCTTACGTCCGTTCGCTCGATCGCCGCGCGCGCCGCATCGAAATCTTGGCGCTCCAACCAATAAGCCACACGTTCAAACGGCAGCGCAGCCTTGGTTTCGGCCGAAAAACCTTTCACGACCGAAAACAGCTGATCCGCGAAATCTCGCTCGAACGGTATGTCCAAATACGGATTGCTCAGCCCGTCGTGCCGCTGAATGAAAATCGGTTCGACCGTTTCATCCGGGTACCACAAATTCCACTTCGCTTCGAGCCACCCGACGCTCCACGCGCCGTTCGCCAGCGTCTCGAGCAGCGCCGGTTCGTCGTACTCCTCCGCGGCGTTCTTTCGGCTCACGCCGTATCGGCTCATGCGGTCGAGGAAACGCCGCTTCCAATCCTGCGATAGCGCGCGCGCCACCGACAAATCCCGGAAGTAGACGAACCCCGAATTGAGATTCGCGCCGACTTTTTCGTAGATCGCCTGCCGTTCGGAATCCGCGTAATGGTAGCTCCCCGGATACGGGACCAACGCGACATCCGTTTCCGGATCAACCTCGAACGTCGCCAGCGGATTCGGGACCAGCGGCATCAAATCGGCGTCGAAAAGGAAAACCGGTCCCTGCGCGTCGTCCGGCAAGAAACGCGCGAAATCCGTCTTCACGGTCAGCGCGTCCAGCAATTGGTCGTTGCTTTCGCGCACGTAACGCGGATGCGCTTCGGTTATCATCAGCAATCCGGGGAATTCGGGACGCAGGCGCTCGGCCTCGTTCCGGTAGGTTTCGCCGATCGCGACGGTCGCTGCATTGAACTGGTCCATGGTCACGTGATGACGTTATAGCCTTTGGAGGTCGCGATGGATGGATCGCACGTGGCGCTCCCCGGATTCCCCGACACATCGATGGTCGCAGCCCGCGTCGTGGGCGGCAGCTCGCCGAACAATTCGTCGAGCGCGGATCGGCTCATCTCGTGGCCGGCCAAATCGAAAGCGCTGTTGGTCGCGACATCCCGGATAGTGGCAAGCTCGCTCGCGCCGTAGATTTTCGATATCATGCCGAGCCCTCGGCTAGTTGGCCTGCAATCCACAAGTCGCATTTGCCGCCCGACGCCCCGGAAATCCAGCACATCCCCGCAATCAGCGAACAAGCCGTTGCTCCCGTTGAACCACACGCCCGCTCGCGGCGTCATGTGATTCGCTACCTGGCCTTCGATTCCCTGGCCCAAGATCACCTGCCGCCCCCCTGTTAAATGCAAGTCATTGTTCATCGTTTTCCTTGTTCAGTAATGGTCGGCCCCCAGCTCCCGCCGCAGCTCGCGCTCCTCGGCGTCGATCTCCTCTTGCCGCGTTTTCGGCCGCTCCTCGGCGACCTGCGGCAGCGGATCGCCGTTGCCGCTTTCCAGCGCCACGACGGCCTCGCCTTGGTCCACGCGGCTGACGCGCCCCTCGGCCATGATCTGGACGCTGTCGCCCACCTCCGGCGGCACCATCTCGGCGTCCGTCTGGCCCGGCGCGGCGATGCTGTCCACGGATACTCTCAATTCCTGTTGCATATAAAACTTCCTCGTTTCGCAAATGGCCCGGCGGGTGTGCGGCCCGCCGGGCCGGGTCGCTTTGGTTTCGTGTCGGCGTCGCCGATCAGGCGAAGGTCGATTTGGCGCGGAGCAGCACGAGGAACTTCTTGTGCAGCACTTCCGCGTTCCAGTAGGACTTCCACCCCGCCGTGATGAATTGGTTGAGCGGGTCGGACTTGTCCGGCTGGTCGTTGACGATGATCTTCGGCGCTTTGGGGCTGGTGGTGCCCGACAGCTTCGGGCACCCGAAGGCGTCCCGGCCGAGGAACATGGCCGTGTAGATCGCGCCGGTGTCGTCGAACGTCCCGTAGGTCGAGCCCTCGACGAACGGGTTGGTCGCTTCGACGTAGCGCACGCCGTCGAGATAGCCCAGCTCGTTGTTGTAGAGCGCCTTGACGTTGCTGTATTTGGCGGCCTCCAGCCAGTCGTCGTCCTGCACCAGATCGTGGCACAGCTCGGCCGGCAGCACGCACACGTAGCTGCCGTTGATCTTCGGCGCGCGGTTCTTCCTGTGCTTCAGCTGCGTCACGGCCGCCAGCGCCGCCGCGCGCGTGAATTTGGCATTAGACGCCGAAGTCAACTCCAAGTCCCCGAAGTCGGCGCTGCTGTTGCCGCTCGGCGTAACGCCCGCGAACCGCTCGTTGAGCGAGTCGCTGTTGAGCATCGACGCGACGATCGCGTTGCGAACGACCGTGTCGTGGTGCAGCTCGCAGTCGTCGCCCATCGCCTCGATGGACTGCTGGAGCATGTTGAACAGGTCCGTCATCGTCACGATGTCCGTGATCTTGGCGGCCTCGCCGTATTGCTTCAGCGCGATGTCCACGTGGTCGTACGTGACTTCGGTGAACGTGTTGATGGGCGTGCCCTCGGACAGCTCCACCACGTCGTCGGTTTTGGCGTCCCTCCGGCGGAAATACCGCACGGTGTTGGACCCTACGTTTTTGGGCAGCTCGCCCTCCTGCCCGAATTGGGCCAGCTGGAGGTTGTGCTGCGCGTATGCGAGAAGCTTCTTCGAAAAGTGCTTCTGGATTTTGTCCGCCTGAGAGGCGGGATTGCTCGTTGTGGTTGTCGCCACGTCGTCCTCCTTTGTTTATGGAATGTCGTTGGATCGCGCTTCCGCGGCCGGCGTCGGCTAGACCCCGAGTTCCTGCCGCAGCTCGGACTCTTGTTCGTCGATGCTTTTCTGCTCGAACGACGCGGCCGGCTGCTGGCCCGGCGGGGTGCCCCCGCCGCCCGGGCTCGTCGCCTCTTCCAGCTCTTGGACGCGCGCTTTGAGCGTTTTGTTTTCTTGCTCCAATCCGGGCACCCGCGCGGCTTCCCGGCGCTTGCTTACGTATTGCGCGGCCATATACGGCCCCTCGGGGATCTGGAACACGGAAGGGCTCTCTTGCAGCACCTCGCGCAGCTCGCGCGCCGTCTCGCTGTCCTTGTCCGCCAGATCGGGGATCTCGCTTTTGGCCCGCTCCCAGCTCTCCCGCTGCTTGCGGTTGAACTCGGCCTGCCGCGCCGCCGTGAGCTGCCGTCCGCCGCCGTCCGTGGCGTCGCCGCCCTTCTCCGGCTGCGCCGCCTGCTCCGGGGCTTCCCGCGCGCGCTCGTCGGCCATCGAAGCGAGCGCCCGCTTGCGGTCCGCCTCCTCGAATTTGCCGTCCTGCTCCAGCTGCTCGGCTTCCTCGCGCGCGTTCTTGGCGTAGCTCTCGTATTCGCTCTTGGAATACCGGCCTTGCGTCTGGCTTGGGTCGCCTTGGCCGCCTTGGCCGTTTTGCAAACCGCGCTCGCGCTCCTCGAGGATGCGCTGTTGCTCGCGCACCTGCGCCTTTTCCGCCTCCAGCTTCTGCCACGCTTTGGCTTGCCGCTCTTTGGCTTTCTCGTAGGCCGTCTTGGCTTTGCCGCCGGTTTCGCCGCCGGTTTCGCCGCCGTCCTCGTGCCCGGCCCCGTCGCCGCCTGAAGCGGCGCGGGTGCCCGAATCGGATTCGGACCCGTCATCGTGCTCCGCGGACGCCTGACTTCCCGCGCTCTGGCTCTCAGGCTCGCCTCCGCCGGCCGTGTCCGCCCCGCTCGCCGCTTCGTCGGCGGCGATCAGCGCGTCGATGTCGGCGTCGGCATCGGCTTGCGAGCCGGCGTCCGGCTCCTGTGTATGTGTGGTATCTTCCACGGTTGTCCTTTCGTTACGGGGATAGCTCGTCGGCCAGATCGGACTCCCCGCGTCCCGATCCGCCGGTTTCGGCGGAGTCGATCCCGCCCTGCGACAAAACATGCAACCACGCGAACGCGGCCCGCTGGCCCGCCGCGAATCCGCGCGCGAAGTCCCCGCGCTGCGGCGCCAGCACCGCCGTGCCGTTGCCGACTTGCTCCTTGTAGCGCATCGTCAGCAGCATCTTGCGCCCGGTCTTGGTCCTCAAAAATCGCTCCCACGCCTCGGCGTCCTCGGCATGCCACGCCGGTTCGTCCGGCGCGGCCGGCGGCCAGTGCCGGGCGAACACCCGCATCGCCCGGAATCGCTCGATCCACCGCCTCATCGCTCGCCCCCCGCTTGTTGGCGCGGCCGCCCGCCGGTTGCGCCGCCTTCGCCGCTCTCCCCGCCGTCCATCTGCTGGATCGCCTGCTCGACCTGCCGCGCCGCGCCCGCGTCTTGCTCGCGCAGCAGCTCCAAGTGTTGCTTCAGGTGGTCGCCCATGCGCTGCCGCGCCACCGGGTCCACCTCGCGCCCGGTCGCCCCCAGCTGCTGGAGCTTGCCGAGCACGATCTTGATCCGCAGCATGTGGTTCTCGTCGGGCATGGCTTGCGCCGGGTAGCCCTCCATCAGCAGCGACCCGATCTCGATGGCCTCGTCTTCGGCCTCGTTGGCCGCGCTCACGCCGCTGGGCTGGAACAAGCGCCGCACCAGCCCCGGATCGTCCGCCTCCAGCACCTGCTTCACCAGCTCGTCTTGATTGACGCGCGGATTGCCTTGGAAAGCGTTGTAGCGCGCCGTCGCCTTGCGGTAGCGCTTCTGCGGGTTCCAGTTGTCCGGGCTCCCGGCCGGATGCACCATGTAGCTGTCGTGCAGCGCTTTCGCCGGGAGCGTCTTGCTCTCCTGGCCGAACCAGTAGGCCAAGTCGGCCGCCATGTGATGCACCATCAGCGCCCACGCGCGCTCGTAGAACTCGGCCATGCGCGCGCGGAATATCCCGCCCCGCATCTCGATGCCCTGATTCATCAGCGCCCCGATCTGCTGCACCTCGGTCGCGGTCTTGGCGTCGTTGCCGTCGTATTCGCTGCCGATGCCGGCGTCGGGCAGCTGGACGTGCTCCTCGCTCACCCGCCGCACCGAAATCATCTCTTGGTCGATGGACGCCGGCGGGTGGCCCATGTCCACCTTCTGGATGCCGTGCGGCAGCACCTCGCCGGGCTCGATCCGGCTCTTGCCCAGATTGTCCTGCCCGCCCGGCTGCGCCTGCGTGAACAGCGGCTTGCTCGTGAAGTCCAGATTGTCCGCCTTGCTGTTCCAGAGCTTGCACAGCCACGACTCGAACGGCGCGACCTTCTCGGCCACCCCGCGCGGCGCATACCACCCCTTGTCCTTCACCTCGAAGGGGAAATCCACGAACGGCTGGAGCACCCGGCCCTGCCACTTCGTCGTCAGCCCGAACGGCTTGCGCGCGTACCGGTGCGAGCACTCCGGCGCGTAGGTGTAGACCGTCCACCCGTTCGCGGTCTGCTGGTAGACCTCCCACAGGATGACCGTGTTTTCGCTCCGGGTGTAGGTCAGCCCCTCGCGACGCCGCTTGTCCTGATGCGCTTGGTCGTTCGCCCTGTCGACCCCGCCCCGGATTTTCCGCAGGTAGTCCGGGTCTTGGTCGTACCGTCGGTCGCGCTGATACTCCGCCACGCTCAGGTGCTTGACCTCGACGATCCAGTCGGCGTCATCCAAGCGGCGCGTGTGGCTGGGCACGATCAGATACAACGGATCGACCGCCTCCACTTGGATCTCCTTCTTGAGCGGGCACCACCACGTCTTGAGCACGCCCCGGCACCGCAGCAGCATGTAGTCGATCATGCTCGGCAGCTCCTCGGCGAAGCGCGTGCGCTCCTTCAGCACGTAATCGTGGAACTCCGCCGCCTGCGCCGCGTGCGCCGCCGTGTCCGAGCGCTGGGACGTGAACCGCGCCAGCGTCTCGCCTTGGAAGACCTGATTGTAGTAGAACGGCTTGAACTTCTCGATGGTCGCGTCGATGAGCGGGAAATGCAGGTTCGCCGCCCCCGGATACGGCGGCCGCTTCCGCTTCAGCCCCTCGTGGCGCATGCGGTAGAACACCTCCTGCTTGCTCTCCCACGTCTCGCGGTCCGCGAGCGCGTCGAGAATGTCGTTATGCACCGGGCACGCCATCGCCTAAAACCCCGCGTCGAAACCCGCCGTCGCCTCCTCGTGGCGTTGCTCGTCCACCCACTCCGTCACCGGCTGCCGGGCATGCGCCGCGGCCCCTAGATTCACCCGGTCGTTGGAGCGCCGTTGGAGCGCGCCGAACACCGCGTCCGCGCGGTCCGGGCTCGGCAGCCCGTCGGCCTTCATGCGCTTCTTGCTCTTGAGTTGCAGCGCCCCGTCGCTGGTGCGGTCCGCCCACGGCCGGCTCGTCGCCTGCGCGATGAACTCGTCGTCGTCCGGCAGCGCCACCGAGCGCGCCTCCACCGCCAGCCGCGCCTCGTCCCAGCACTCGCTCGCGCGGTCTTTGTACGCCAGCGGATTGCGCGCCCGCGCCCCGTTGTCCACGCGGTTGAGCGGCCAGCCCAGCTCATGCAGCCGGTCGATCATCGTCCGGCCCAGCCCGCCGTTGTCCCCGCTGATCTCCTCCGGGCTCAACCCCTCCGCCCGGAACAGCCGGATGAACTCCCCGCACGCCGCCATCGTGTTCGTCTCGCGCCACCCGCGCACGATCCGCACCCGGTTGCCCTCGCGCAGCGCCAGCACGTTCTCGTCCCCGCCGGCGGCGAAGTCGCAGAAGGCGTGCCGCTCGCCCGGCTGCCACTGCGGCGGATACGCCAGCGCCGACTCCAGAGCCCCGGCGGGGATGACCATGCCGTCGTCCGGGTCTTCCGCGAATTGCCCGTGCACCGACGACAAGATGAACGGGTGCGTCTCCCCGTATTTCTCGATCAGGCCGTCGATCTTCTCCCGGTCGAGGTGCGGGCAATCGACCAGACCGACCGCGTGCGTCCGGTATTGCGCCCGGTTCTTCCCGAACGCCCAATAAAAATCCCCCGTCGATCCGCCCGGCGAGGACATGAGCAGCAGCCGCGTCGGCCGGCACCGGTCGATGGCCTCGTAGATCGCCTGATCCACGCTCTTGGCCTCGTCCACCAGCACGAACAAAGGCGGCGTCTCCCACACGCCCGCGTCCACCTCGATCCGCGGCAACGTGTGAAAGCCCTCGAACTTGCCCGGATCGTTCGTGCTGAAGGCGACGAACAGCGAGCCGTTCGGCGCTTTGATCCAATCGCCGCCGAAGTCCCAGCCCTTGAAGCACGCCTTGTCCCGCTGCCGCGACAGCCCCGGCATCAGCTGGTGCTTCACCTGCCGGAACGAGCCCGAGGTGGCCACCGTCACGCTCCCCGGATACACCATCATGTGCCACAGGATCGCGACCACCGCGATATGGCTCGTCTTGCCCGCCTCGTTCGGGCACCGCAGCGCCACCTGCCCCGGCTCCTCCAGGTCGAACAGCACGTTCGCCTGCCACTGGTAGAGCGGCACCCCGAGCACCAGCCGCCCGAAGCCCACCGGCGTCGCCGCCTCCGGACTAATTGCGACTCCCATTCCGGGCGGCCTCCCACTCCCGCCGTTGCGCCGCGAACTCCTGCGTGAACTCGTTGCCCGCGACGTAGTGCGTCACCTGCTTGTCCACGTTCACGTTCAGGTTCAGCCGCCCGAGCAGCGAGCCCAGCAGCGTGTCCTCCCGAGCGGCCAGCTGCGCGTAGTGCCGCTCCTGCTTCATCATCCGGTCGCGCCGCGTCTCGTAGTAGCTCGTGTCCCCGGGCTCCTTGCCCTTCGTCGTCGAATCCGCGCGCTCCAACAGCAAAGCGTCCAGCTCCGCCACCTCTTGGGCGCACGCCTTGGCCTTCTCGTGCCACAGCACGCTGCGCTCGCAGACGCGCCCCACCAGCTTGTCCGCGTCCGCGCTCACATGCCGCAGCGCCGCCTGATACACCCGGAACACCTTAGGCTTCCTTAGCGTTTTCGAGGCCCACACGCCGGCCCCTTCCCGGTCGCCCTGATAGCCCGCCTCCTGCGCCGCCCGCGCCAGCTGGCCGTGCTGGAGCAACCGGTTGACGAACTTCAGCTCCTTGACCGAGCACTCGCCGACGCCCTGCGGCAGCTGATCCAGCCCGAGCCCGATCTCCTCGAACCCGTCCAGCGCCAACTGGCGCTCTTTGCTCGGCCGGCCTTCCGCATCGTCCACGCCCCGAGCACACCCCTCCGGCGCGCCGCGCTAAAGCGTTATTTCACACACAAATCCCAACACATCCCAACGTGCGCACACAGACGCCCCGCGCCACATTCCAAAGCCGCCCTCGCGGCCCTTCGCCGCAGGATCATCGCACCGCGCCGCGAACCATCAAGCGGCGCTCAACCATTGCGCCCGGATCGCGGCCGCGACGCGAGCGCCGCTCATCTGCCTCGCGCCGCGCCGAACGACCGCCTCACCGCCTCCCAATTCGTATCCGCGCAGCCGTCACGCACACGAAAACCGGGATTCCGGCCCCACCATTCCAGCAGGTCCGACGGATAAGCGAGATGGCCGTAGAACACCCCCGACACCTTCTTCATCGCGTAGACGTAATTCTCGGACACGCCCAGCGTCCGCGCCAGATCGCACACCGGCATCAATTTCTCGCCCTTCTCAGCCACCTTTTCTCCTCACAGTTTTCCTCACACTTTCCCTCACACTTTCGCTCACACTTTCGCTCACAGTTTCCCTCACACTTTCGCTCACACCTGCGCCCCGCCACCGCCGCCGACCAGCCGCCTCAGGCCCCACACCTCGTCGATGGTCCGCCGGTCGTTGCGCCACAGGAACTCCCACGACGCCTCGATGAGCGGCGTGTCCGGCCACTTCTCCCGCATCGCCTCGCGGAACCCGTCCGGCTCCGGCGGCACTTCGTCCGCCTTCGCCCGCTTCGGGTTACGCTCCGTCTCCATCCACTCGCAGGCCCGCTCCAACGTCATTTGCCTCGGATCGCCCCCGTAGCGAGCCCGCATTTTGCCGACCACCCGCCGCACGTCCTTGCGCCGCGGATAGCGGCGCTGCAATTCCTCGATCAATTCCGGAGGGGGGGAGCCCGCGTCTCTCTCCCTCTCTTTCTCTTTCTCTGTCTCTGTCCCCTGTAAGCTCACACTTTCCCTCACACTTTCGCTCACACTTCGGCCACAATTTTGGCCCACGCCGAGGCTCGCGCCCCCCCGGCCCTCAGACTCCGGCGCGGCCGCGGACGCATACACGATCTCGTAGACCGCCTGCCGCCGTCCGCGCGCACCCTTGCTCCACCGCAACAACCCCGCCTCCACCAGCCGGTCCCTCGCGCGCGCCCACTGCATATCGTGGATGCCCAGCGTCTGCGCCGCCCGACCCATGTCGACCGTCAACGGGTTCTTGCCCCCGAGCCGGTTCGACAAGTTGCAGATATACCCGAACACGAAATACTCGCGCTCGCCCAGCCCCTCATGCGTCGAGTAGGCCGCCCAAAAATGGTTCATCGCGTCGTATAGCTTCAGCCTACCCATGACCACCCGCCTCCCGGAAACGCCGGTCCATCGCCGCCGCCGGCCGCGCCCCCGCCTTCTCCAAGTCCCGCACCGGATCGCCCGGCTTCCACCACGCCGCCTCCCACGGCCACAACTCCGGCGGCTCCGCGTCCGCCGCCTGCCCCACCGAGTGCAGCGCGCAGCAACACGCCGCCGCCTCCAGCGCCCCCGCCGGATGCGCGTCGTCATGCTCCGGCGTCCAGCCCTCCTCCATCCGCTGGCGCACGCGCTCCGCCATGATGGCCCACGCGCGCGCGCTCAGGTCTCCGTCCGATTCGTTCCCGCTATCCATAATCATCCGCGACCCCCGCCGCTCACTTGTTCCGCGCCGTTATGGTCGAGCTTCGCGACGTGCTCGCGGCCGCGCCCAGCGATGACCAGACGCGACAGACCATGCTTTTCACCGCGCTTATTCATGCGCCTGCACCTCCTCCGCGATCTCCCAATCCTCCGAGAGCATATCCGTCTGGCTTGCGAGCCAGCCCGCCGGCACACCGCGCCGCCCGTTGGCGTCCACCGTCCACATGCGGATCGTGGAAAGCGCCGGGAACGTGTCGCCCTCGCATTGCTCATCCACCACTCGCCGAAGCGCGGGATCACAAATGACATGCTTGGGCACTTCGTCGCCTTCCAGCAGGAACAAGAACATGCCCTTGCCGTTCCATCCCCGGCGGCGCACTCGCTCGCCCCGCTTCAGCGCTTCCAGCGCCTCCCCGAAGGTCATCTCGCACGCCGGCCGGCAGGCTTGCTCGAACACCTCGCGCGGGCTCCACGAAATATAGTTCGCGTGGTCCGGATGGTTGCTGTTCGGCGAGTTCAGATACTCGACCAAACAGCCCTCGTCATCGCGGTTCTCATACGCCGGCATCTCCCAGCCGCGACAGTCATTGCATGCCCCGCGCGTCATGGGGCGCGCAAGGATGCGTTTCTGTCCGATATACTCTTTCATTCTTTTTTCGTTTCGGTTGTCGTTTTGCGCGTTCCCGCGCTAGATTCTCTCGAAAAACACCAATTCCCGGCCCTCCTGCCGCACCTCCACGCGCGACGCGCGATCCCCCGGCTCCGCCGCCAACTCGTCCCCGACGCGCATCAACTCGCGCGCCGACACCGGCATCGACTCCCGCCGATGCACGACCCGCCACGTCCGCTCCGTTTCTTCGTTCACTTCACGCCCCCGCATCCGCATCCGCCAGCTTCTCGGCCAACTCATCGCCCGGCCGCCAGAACCCTTGCTTGCCCGCGCACGGCACCGGCTCCCGCAGCGGCCGGGGATCGGCCAGCACAAACCCGAAAGGCCCGCCGAACCACGGCGAGTCCATCTCCCGCACGCAGTCCACGATCTCCACGCTCCCCACAATAGCCCCCAGCGGCAGCTCCGACGGCACCGTCACGCCCATCCAGCGCGCCAGCCGATTCCGCGCCACCGTCTCGCCGCCGTCCCACTCGCGCCCCGCATGCACCCAGACGCGCCCGCGCACCCGCGTGCCCCACGTCCGGTTCTCCACGTCCTTGACAAGCCCCAGCTCGCGCAGCCTCGCCCGCCCGGACTCCGGCACATCCGGCCGCAGGATCAAAAACGCCCACGGCTGCCGCACCGTCAGCGCCCGGTCCGCCTCCAGCCTCGCCGCGCGCTCCGGCTGCGCTTCCAAGTCGACTCCATGTTCCGTTCGCTCACTCATAAATCTCCGGCCGCTCGGCCTTCTCCCGCTCGAACTTGCGCTGCTGCTCCCGCTCGCGCGCCCTGCGCCGCGCCCGATTCGCCCGCCGCTTGCCGATGCGCTCGAACGCCCGGCGCAGGTGCTCCCTGTCCTCCGGCCAACCCTTGCGCCGGCACTCCGCATGCGCCTCCCCGTATGAAATCCCGCTCACGCCATCCGCGCCTCCCCGCGCGTATCCGCCAACGCCCACGCCCAATCCTCGCCCGTCAGCCGCCGCCCCGTCACCAGCCGCTCGAAGCCCAGCCACTCCACCCGCGCCCCCCGCAGCGCATGGTGCTCGCCCGGCTCCGGCGGCACGCCCAGCTCGTCGTAGACTCGCTGCGTCGCGAAGCCCTCGCCCGCCACGTCGAACATCCGCGCCATCGCCCACCCGCAGGCCAGCGAATGCAGGTCCACCGTCCGCCGCGACACCGCGCCCCGGAACGCCTCCGAAGCCCGCGCCAAAAAACCGTAGTCGAACGACGGGTTCTTCCCCCCCATCATCCAACGCCCCTCGCGCCCCTCGCGCAACCAATCGACCAACGCCCCGGCCGCCTCCGGCGCCTCCATGCCCGCCATCAGTTGATCCGGCCGGATGCCGTTGAGCGCCAGCGCCTCCGGGTCCGCCTCCGAGCCCGCCTCCAGCGCCACGCGCAGGTTCAGCTCCTCCACCGTCCCGCACAAGCGCCCCCGGCGCACCGCCCCGATCTCCAGCAGCCCGTGATCGCGGCACTCCAGGCCCGACGTTTCCACGTCGATCACCACGAAATTCCCCGGCAAGCTCATGCCGCGCCCCCTTCCGCCGCCTCGCGCAACCGCGCCCGCAGCAACCGCCCCTGCCTCAGCGCCTGCCCCAGCTGCTGCCGATGCGCCGCCGCGTATTCCCGGCTGCAATACACCCAGCCAACCTGCATCCACCGCCGCAGCTCCCGAGGCTCCACATACACCCGCCCCGCGCTCAGCTGCTCGCTCACCAGCGCCTGCGCCCGCGCCCGCGCCGAAGCGCCGCCGCGCCGCGCCGCCACCACCTCGATCACGCCCGTCCCCGGGTCCGCCAAAAACGCCACCGGCTCCCCGCCGACCGACACCCGGCACACCATCCCGTCCATGTCGAAAATCACCTGCCGCCCCTCCGGTTCATCCGCGCCAGCTCACGCTCCGTCGCGCCCGCCTTCCAAGCGTCCACCACCTCAGCCCGGAAAAGCAACGGCCGCCGCCCCGGCACCGCCGGCAACCGCCCCTCGCGCGCCATCTTGCGCACCGTCTCCGGCTCCCGCCGGATCGCGGCCGCCGCCTCCCGCACCGTCAAAAACGCCGCCGCGCCCCCGGACGAACGCTCCGCCAGCAACCCGTCCATCCGCGCGCGCAGCTCCCGAAGCTCCGCCATCAGCTGCGCGTTCGTCGGCTCCGCGACCTCACTCATCGCCCGCCCCATTTCCGCCGCCGTTGCGCTTCCGAGGCCGCGACATGCGCAACACCTCCAACTGCCGCGACCCGAAAGCGATCTCCCGCATATGGTCGCTCAAACTCCGCCCCCTTGCCCTCGCCTGCGCCTTGAAGCTCTCCAGCTCGTCCGGCTCCAGCTCGCGGGACAAATCCAACACGATTTTCGTTGCCATTGCGCAAGTCATAAAAAGCCCTTTAGCAACTTTCGCAACAAAAAAGTTGCCTCTTGGCCACTTTTCCCCATGGTCGCTACCGTGAGCGAGATCACCGCGCAAGACCTCATCGACTACCGCGCCGACGAAGGGCTGACCCAAGCCGAACTCGGCTCGTTCGTCGGCCTCGACAAGACCGCCATCGCCAAGATCGAAAGCGGCCGTCGACGCATCACCAACGCCGAGAGCCGCCTATTCCAACTCCTCATCCACGGCGCTCCCCCCTTCGACATCCCCGCCGAAAGCGACAGCGGCGAGAACGCCCTCGAATTCACCGCCGAGGAATGGCACTTGGTCCAAATCCTCGCCCAGCGCGAAGGCTACACCAGCGCGCGCGAATGGATCACCTCGAAGATACGGGCCTACCTCGCCATGACCCGCGCCGCCCCGCCCCCAACCATCGAAGAACCGCCCCCGGAAAAAAAAACTCGAGCCCCCGGGAAGCGTGATTCCCTTCCCTCGGAAAAAGAAGGCGCGTGATCCAGAAC